ACAAGATATCGACTACGACACATTCGGTGTGTATGTCGGTAACCGCGCTGTTATCAAGAAGGGATAAGCGACATGGCTAACACAGCAGTAGCAGAAAAAGCGAATACAAGTTTGGCGCCGGAAGGCTTGATGGATATCTTTGAGGAAAACGCTGGTGCGGGTTTCGAGAAGATTGGTCAGGAGCAGATGCAGATTCCGTTTGTTCGGATCCTGCAGGCGCTGTCACCTCAACTGAACAAAGAGAAGCCCGAGTATATTAAGGGCGCTTCACAGGGTGACATCTTCAACACTGTGACAAATGAGGTTTACTCAGAAGACAAAGGCGTCGTGGTAATTCCAGTTGCCTTTGAAATGAAGTACCTTGAGTTTACCCCACGAAGTGCAGGTGGTGGTCTGGTAGGAGAGTTACGTCCTAATGACCCAGACCTCAACAACACAAATCGTGAGGGCGCGGCAGAAGTTCTGCCGTCTGGCAACGAGCTTGTCCGCTGTCACCAGCATCTGGTAATGGTGTACGACGAAGAGACAGGTGAGTACAACCCTGCCGTACTGGACATGAAGAAAACTCAGTTGAAGGTTTCTAAGAAGTGGAACTCGCAGCGTACTTCATGCCGTGCTATGGGAAAGAACGGACCTTTTATCCTGCCTATTTACGGCACTGCGTGGCGGATTACCACCGTCTCGGAAAGCAACGATCAGGGCACATGGTATAACTTCCGTGTAACCCGTGAGACTGACGTTTCCAACATGGGTCAAGCTATGCTTGCAGCCAAAGAGATGGCTGACAGCTTCAGTAAAGGAGAGATTAAAACGGCTGCGGGCACATCCGACGAGATGGCTCAAGCAACTACGTCTGCTGACGTACCGTTTTAACCAGTTGGGGCGGTAGTTTTCCTTTTCTCCTACCGCCCCTATCCTTTTTGGAGAAAGCTATGACCCTTGCGGAAAGGTTCATGGCAGCGTTTGCTGGTTTTGGCGCTGCACATGGACGTACAGATATATCAGAAGAACGAAGAGCCGGAAAAACTAAAGCCAAGTCATACGTTGTTCGTAAGCCGTTGACTGTTGAGCTTGTACAAGAACATCTCGACGGCAAGACTGGCGTCGGGGCGATACCTATTAATGAAGAAAACAAGTGCAAATTTGGTGCGCTTGATATCGACGTGTATCCATTAGACCATGCTGCCCTTATCAAGCAGCTATCCGAAAACAATGTACCGTGTATCGTGTGCCGTTCTAAATCAGGCGGGGCGCATATATTCTTTTTCTTTAAGGAGTGGTTCAGTGCAGGACAATTCAGAGACAAAGCTGCAGAAATTGCTGCTATGCTTGGGCATGGCAAGTGCGAAATCTTTCCGAAGCAGGAACAGGTTCTGGTCGAGCGTGGTGATGTTGGGAACTTTATTAACCTTCCGTACTTTCATGCGGAACAGACGCTCCGCCCAGCGGTTCTTCCGGACGGGGATGGGGCGACATTAGAAGCCTTCCTCGATATGGTCGATGAGATTAGCGTCGATCCAAACGAGTTCATGAAGCTGCCTATCGGCGGCGAAGTAAATCTATATCCTGACTACATACCTTGCGTTCGTGCCAAACTTATGATCGGTGTTGGCGAAGGCGAGCGCAACAAGTTTGCTTTCCAGCTTGGTATCTTTTTGAAAAAATACGATGAGATCAACTGGAAGTCTCTGCTTGAGCAGCATAACGCCAAGGACTTTAACCCACCGCTGCCGGCATCAGAGATTGTGACAATTCAGAATCAGGTGGAAAAGAAAGAGTGGGGTTACTTATGCAGCGAAGAGCCTATGGCTTCTTACTGCAATAAAAATGTATGCCGCACCCTGAAGCACGGTATTGGTGGCGGTGGCACACTGCCCACGATTAGCGGTCTTTCTGTTGTGCTTTCCGAACCACGGTTATGGTTCCTTGATATCGACGGGCGCAGACTGGAGCTTGACACAGACGAGCTTCAGAACCCGCGTTTGTTTCAAAGGTCATGCATGGAGCAGTTGAACTTTATGCCAGAGCGAGCGAAAGACGCTGACTGGCAAATACTAATCAACAACCTAATGGAAAACTGCAACCAGATCGAAGTGCCAGAAGAACTGACATACAAGGGGCAGTTCCACGATTTGATTGAGTCTTACTGCACAGGCCGTGTACAGGCGCAGACTGTTGAAGAGATCATGGTCGGCAAGCCATACACAGATTCAGATGAACAGGCTACATATTTTAGACTTGACTCACTTATGGAATACCTACGTCAAAAGAAGTTCGACAGTTACACAAGAGCGCAGGTTCAGGAGCGGATCAAAGAAATGAACGACGGCACAGATGCACATGGTGTAAAGCGTTTCAAGACATCAAGTGGCAAGTGGAAATCAGTTCGTGTTTGGTGGGTGCCTGAGTTTGCTTCAGAGGTTGCCACACCTGACATCGTAGTTGAGAAGTCGGAGGTGCCGTTCTAATGGAAACCACAATCTTTGGTCCTCCGGGGACAGGAAAAACAACAAGGCTGATTAGCATTGTCAAAGAAGCGATAGCTGGTGGGATGGATCCTAGCCGCATAGCCTTTATGTCTTTTAGTAAGAAGGCTGCGGAGGAAGCTAAGACTAGAGCTCTTGCAGAACTATCGGTAAGCTCAAAAGATTTGATATGGTTTCGTACCCTACACTCGCTGGCATTTAGCTGGCTGGGTATGAGGTCGCAGGATGTGTTCAAAGGCAAAGACTATCATGACCTCGGCACTCTTGTTGGTTTAGACTTTCGTGCAAATGCATCCAACAATATGTCAGAAGGCATTCTGTTCATTCCGGGTTCCGGTGGTGACAAGTACATGTCGATGATACAGATGGCAAGAGTCCGTGAGGTTAGTCTTGAGCAGCAATTCAGTGACGCTGCAGACTACAACCTTCATTTCCAGCAGCTACGAGTATTGGACAAAGCCTATCGCGAGTTTAAGAAAGAACTTAACAAGCGTGACTTTGTTGACATGATCGAGGACTTTATTAAGCAAGGAACCAGCCCAAGTTTTGATCTACTGATCATAGATGAGGCACAAGATTTAGCTCCGCTTCAGTGGCGCATGGTCAAGGAAGTTCTGGTTCCAAACGCTAAAAAAGTCTATTACGCTGGTGATGACGATCAATGTATATATTCATGGATGGGGGTCCGTGTATCGGACTTCTTGAATGCTAGCGAAGACAAGATTGTTCTTGATAAATCATACCGTGTACCGTTGTCCGTGCACAATTTTTCAGACCAGTTAGTTAAGCGCGTTGCTTTCAGACAAAATAAAGTTTGGCAACCCACCGAAAGAGAGGGCAACCTTTCTTGGCATCGCGATATAATGGAACTTGATTTGGAGAATGGTGAATGGCTGATTCTAGCACGGACGAACTATATTGCGAATAAGATCTCCACCCGCCTAAAGGAAGACGGTTATCTCTTCTGGAGAGAAGGGGCTGGTTGGTCCCTATCTCAAAATGTTTTAAATGGCATTGAGGTGTGGTTAAAATTATGCAAAGGCTTGTCCTTATCAGCAGCAGAACTGAAGAACTTCTCGAAGATACTCAACGGAAATGTTATTACGAAGTCTGGTCGAAAAAACCTAGAGTCTTTAGATCAAGATCTTTCCTACACTCTGGACGACATAGTCGAACGGTGCAGTTTGAACGCGAATGCCGAGACGCCGTGGATGAATGTCTTGAAAGTGTCGGACAGGGAGATAGGCTATATTACGTCGGTACGTCGGCGGGGGGAGCGATTACTATCTGGCAGTCCGAGGATCCGGATCTCGACGATTCACAAAGCAAAAGGTGGCGAGGCGGATAACGTCGCCCTTTTCCTAGATTCCACAAAAGCATGTATAGAAAACCTTGACCAAGATAGCGAGGTCAGGGTTTTTTACGTCGGTGCTACACGCACTAAAAAACACCTTCACCTAATCGAGCCAACAGGAAATTATGGATTTACAGTATGAAAAGAGCAGAGATATTAGACACGGCTAAAGGCTATGTGACACAAGATCGTGCCTCCCAGCACGGTAACATGGAAGATAATTTTAGAAACATCGAAACAGCTTGGTGTTGGTGGGACAGCATTAAACCTGATGACCTGCCTGTTGGTATGGACTGCGCTGTCAAGATGACATTGTTAAAGATTGCACGGATAGCATCTAATCCGAATCACATTGACAACTGGGTAGACGGATGCGGGTATCTTGCCTGCGGAGGAGAATTGACCAATGACATTAGTTAAAGAAG